TTTGATTAGGATTACCGATACCACTGATGCCCAAATAAAATCTTCGTGGTTGTTTGTTGTTTGTTTCTACTTCATCAAGCAGATGATTGATTGTCATTTTGTGTCTCCAAGAGGTCAAATTTTTTAATTAAGGATTGCAATGTTATTAAATACTTTTTATTTTTTTTCAAATGTCTTTTGTTGTAAAGAATCTCATGCCTGCTTTTACGGCGTTCATCCTTTAACGCAGATTCAAAGCCTTTTATATCTCTTTGTACGTACAACTCTGACATTCCTAAATGGCCTAAAATAATATCTTTTTCTTCTTTAGTTAGGTTCACAACATTATCTCCTTGTTTTGTTTTGTCTTGATCCCTATAACATTCTCATACTTGCCCTGCTTTTGTAGAACAATCTCTGATATGTTTTCAAAGGCACCACTGTTAATTAATTCAGCAGCCATCCATGGTTGCTCAGGAGCACCCCACTTCTCTGCTATCTTCTTCCATCTACGAACAGCCATGTGGTGTGCCTTAGGATGTCCGAACATTAACGGCATTTTCTTTGGAAAGAACTCATCCTTAACTGTAAAGATCACCTGACAATACTCACTACCGTTCATGGATTTGGTTACGGTTGCATAGATGTCAGTGACAGGTTTGTATCTTGGTTTGGTTTTCTTTCTCTCATCAGATAAGACAGCTTGCCTTTCTGCTTTAGTTCTTCTAGCAACCTCTTTTTCTTTTTTGGTTTGTAGTTCTTGAAACTTTTTAGATCCCTCAAACTCTTGTCCACACTCCACACATTTTCTAGCAGACGGTATGTTGATCGCATTACAACTAGCACATATCTTAGGATGGTATCTGCCCGGTGCTGTACGATCTGGTTGCACTTCATCAAGACAGCCATGCCTAGCTACATTCTCACCGTAGTCTAGTAGCAAACAGTTTTCTTTATCGTCATGCAGTCTCATACCTCTACCACACATTTGCACAAACAAGCCAACGCTTTGTGTTGGTCTGAGTAAAGCTATGCAGTCTGCTCTTGGAGCGTCCCAACCCTCAGTCAATACACCTACATTACATATCGCATGAATCAAACCGTTATTAAATTTTTCTAGTATGTCTTCTCGTTTTTCTTTTGGTGTCTCACCTGTCACACACTCAGCCATAATCCCATAGTTTTTTAGGCACTGAGTCATCTTCTCTGCGTGTAGCACTGACACACAAAAGAACACTGTAGCTGTTCTGCCTTTGGTGTAGGCGTTGTCAATCCAATCATTTATAACTTGTAAGATCGTATCATCCACCATAGCTATTTTTTCTAGCTCACTTTCCTTGAAGTCTCCGTTCTTAAACTTTAGTGCTACAGCTCCTGCATCAATGACAGCGTTATCATTTACAGCATAAGCAGATAGCCTGGATAAGAAACCATTACGGATCAGTTCAGGTATTGATACTGAATAAGCCAAGCCTTTGAAGAAATGATCTTTACGGTTGCCATAGATATAGCCTTGTCCCATACGATATGGCGTTGCAGTGCAACCCATAACACGCATAGGCTTTCTATCAGACAAAGTGGTTATAATTTTTTTGTATCTAGTATGTGAACTTGGTGGCACATTATGTGCCTCATCTATAATCATGTAATCAAAACTACCTACAGCTTCTAATCTTTTGGGCGATGCCAAAGTATCACGACTGGCTATAAGTATTTGTGAATCTATCTCAAAGCGTTTCATACCTGCCGCTAACACGCCAACAGGTGCTTCAGGCCATACTGTTTTTAGTTTTGTTTCTGCTTGCTCTACCAATTCTTTTCTATGTGCCAAGACAAGAAACCTAGCAATAGGATCTTTAGCAAATATCTCTTTAATAAAATGTGAAAAGATAATAGTCTTACCTGCTGCTGTAGGCAATGCAATTAAAGCATGATCCTCTGCTGGTCTAGTGTTAAACCACTTGTGCAGAGAATCTATTGCATCTCTTTGGTAGTAGCGTAGTTTCAATTTAATCCAAGTATTCTATAAATTTTTCTATGTCGATCCGCTCTCGTATCTACATTTAACAATAACATTTTAGCTTCCTTTACTTTGTCGTTTAAATCAGTAGGCAAACTGTCAAAGTTTTGATCTAAAGAGTTTATTAAAGATGTCATTGATTTTATCAAGGCTCTAGCCTCTCTCTTATCTATATTCATAATTTCTCCAAAAATTAGTTTAGGGTTATACTACCTCTAGGTGCGAGGAGTAGCTTTATAATATGACTTAGAGGTATAAAGCTACTCACCCGATTTATTTATTTACTCTCTCCTGTAAATAAATTATTTGTCCCAGTCAAAATCATCATCATCAGAATCAGATTCTGTACTAGAACTTTGCGAAGGAGCTGACACGCCATTGGTCTCGCTTGGAATGAATTTTGCAATTCGATTCTTGTCATCCCACTTCGTTCCGTCCCCTTTATCTTTACCAACTTCAATATTGACTTTGGCAGTCAAGGGAACATTCAACATGCCTTCAAGCTGTTCTATGCCAAAGGCTTCGACATCAGGATCCATCCCCATAGATCTTCTCCAGTCTCTTAACCTGGCTACAGATACATTCAACCCTGCTCCTTCAAGCATAAAGGTTTCCCATATCTTACGACCAGCATGTGTAGGCCCAGTGACATCAAAGGTAACAGATAAATACTTATCGCCTTTACCACTGGTTTTGTTTTCCCAGCCTGATGCTACAAACTCATAGTCACCGACTGGCAACAGATCAAACGATCCGCTTTCTTCAACATCCGTCAAATTAATTTCAAAATCAGACATTTTTTTCTCCTTCTTTTTTAGATTTTAAAGATTGTTTAAATGCAGTCATGAAAGCTGTCCAATCAAGATCTAAAGGTGCTACCCCCAAATCAACACGACTCTTAGCATCAAATGCTGCGGTATATTTATGAAACAACTTACGCTTGCCATAAGACACTGCTCTAGTTGTTTCTTTAAAACCTTGTCCACTTGTACGAGTTGATACCTCGTAGTTTGCAAACAAGTTAAAGTCCACCCACTCACGAATCATCGCTGATACTTTTTTATGTGTGGACATTTCCCAACGATCATAAGGCTCTCGCTCTGGATCATTGAAAGTTCTAATGCCTACATGAGAAAGTAAAATGACGTGCATTTTCTTTTTCTGTAGTGCATCAAACATGCGTAGTAATCTGCCAAACAATTCAGCAGACTCTGTGAAACCTTTTCCGTATCCTAATGATTCAATAGATTTTATTGAGTGATTCATACAAACTTTTTGTTGTACTAACTTCTCAGCCCAGTCTGTTGTGTCAAAGACTACGGTTTTGTAATCATGCTTTTCATCATGCAATGTTCTGATCTGATTAACTATGTCATCGTAGCTTTCACATAATGGAAAGGATGATGTGTCTACATAATTAGTCCCTGCCTCTGTCTTAATAAAGATAGGCTTGGGTGCTTGACTGGCAAAGGTAGTTTTACCTATGCCGTCAGTTCCTGATACATTTATTTTGATAGCAGGTATTTGTATTCCTGTGGTCACTTCATTTAATAGACTCATATTTGTCTACCTCCATGTCATTCATAGATATTAAACCTTGAGAAGTCATCTCATCTGCAATCGTTTCTACATCATCTATTATGGTCAATATCTTATTAACCCAAGCAGAATGTAGTCCAGGTTTTACTTCTCTTTTAATACGGTCTCTTATTTGTTGTGTCACAGCACTGTAATGTATATTCATTATTGTGTCCCCTTTAATGGATCAACAAAAGACACATAAGGCCTTTCATTAATCTTGGTTTGTAAACCCTCTTGAAACTTATCAAATATATCAGGATAGTTTTGCTCTATCATTTTAGACAAAGCACTATCCTCAACATATTTAGTTTTAAAAGGAAATAAGTTTTCAGGTATATCTTTTTTAACCTGTGATAAAAAGTTTTGATCCCATGATCTAGTAACTTTATATTGCACTCGTAAGTCTTTAGGTATGATACCGTTCAGTTGAACTCGAGTTGATCCCCCAGAATTAGAAAGTCGATTGACTTGTCCATGCACTTCCGGGTGTGAAGTAATAGCAAAATCAAGATCAGAACTTTGTTGTTTAAGTTCAGCTTGCTTTGCTAGATTCTTTTTCTTCTCTACCAAAAGCTGTGGTAGAGTAAGCTTAGAATAATCTTTCATAAGTTGCTCCTTTTTAAATACACTGTTTATATTACTCCTATAAAATACATTGTCAAGCTTATGTATAAAAAAAACTTTACTTATTGTAAATACTAATTTACTATTGTCTTAGGTATGAGTTGATGTAGCTTCATTTTATTTATCTACTATATGCTACCCCCCTAATTAGCGTATTTTTTAACTCATACCTTCTGTTTTAGGAGAACTATGGAACTTAAAGACTACATAAAAAAACGAGGAGAGGATAATTTAGCAAAAGATTTAGGAGTATCAGTAGATACTATTAGATCTTGGAGATACGGCAACAGACAACCCTCAGTAAACCAAGCTAAAAAATTAATCAAGATGACAGGTTATGCCTTAGGTTGGGAAAATATATATGGGCCTGTTGAATAATGCCAATAGAAATAAAACCAAACTCTTTAGGGCAAGATATACAACAAGATGAACGTAAAGATATGCTTATGTCATATCATGAAAATTATTTTCATCTGATACCATGTGGATCAAACACAGATATTATTCCAGAATATTTTAAAAGCAGACATCCTTTTGAAGATGATATTGTTTTACAAAAGCGTTGGTCTAAAACTCCAAGAGTAAAGTGGGCTGACTATACAAAGAAACAACCAACACTGAATGAATTAAAACAATGGTATCTACAGTTCCCGGAATGTAATTGGGCTGCTATCACAGGTATAACATTTATAGTCCTTGATGCAGATACGCAAGAGGCCTGTGAGTTTTGTGAGTCAGGTCAGATAACAAGAACAATACTAAAACAAAAAACACCTAGAGGTGGCTATCATTATTTCTATGCAATCAATGATGACCTCAAGATCAGAAACACCACAGGTAAATTAGATATTAGAGGAGAGGGTGGTTATGTCATGGTCAGTCCTTCTACTAATTATAAGTTTGAAATAGTCGAGGGAGCTGTAATAGATTCGCTTGATGATTTACCAACGCTGACAAGTCAAGACATGAATGTAATTTATGATTACAACAACACAGGCAAGATCAACACAGACAGCAAGACACCACTTACAACAGACGGTGTGCAAACAGGTATGCGTAATGATACTCTCGCCAGGTTAGTAGGCAGATGGATACTAGAGGGTTGGGGTATGCGTGAGGTTGTCATTAAAGCACTCGACTGGAATCAAACCAATGCTCCACCTATGAGTGTGCAAGAAGTATTAAACACAACACAAAGTATTTGTGAAGGACACATTAGAAGAAATCCTAGCGAGGATAGTGGCATACAAAAATGGAACACAAGTCAGTGGCAAATACAACTGACAGATGATTTAAAAGAAATTATGGATCAAGAAGATCCTATCGAACAAGCAAAGAAAGAAAAAGTTATTGACACTGATCCACTCGGACTCAAAGCATTCAACGATCCTTTTTGGGATGCTATGGATTCAGAAAGGATTGAACAGTATTGGGGAGATGCTTTTGTATTTGAACAGTCAAGAGTATTGTTGCTTGGTAAACCAAAGATAGGTAAGTCACATTGGTTAGGTGCTTTCGCAGCAGCAGCTACGACAGGCACAGAGTTTATGGGTAGGTCTTTCTCAAGACCACTCAAAGTTATGTGGCTACAAGCAGAGATTATCCATGAGTTTTTAAAGAAAAGAATAGAAATGTATTACCAACCTTTTCATCATGATGCAGAACTATACAACATAGGCAAGTCAAACCTTATTGCATCAGGCAGATTAAGAAAGAACTTAATGAGAGATAATGATATAGATGCTATCGCAGATAGCATTGAATACCATAAGCCTGACTTGGTTATGATTGATCCTATTATTAATTTTTTTAGTGGCGAAGAAAACTCTAATTCAGAGATACACGAAATGTTGTCAAGGGTAGATAAACTCATTGAACTATACAAGGTGGCAGTTATCATTGCACACCACACAGGCAAAGAAAGAGCAGATGATCTGTCATTCATGTCAGCTAGAGGTGGTAGTGCCTTTGCAGGTTGGATGGATTCAGGTATCAAGCTGTCAGG